GAACTCATCAACTGATTTTGAAGTGTTAAGTTCTAATGCGGCTGAATCACAATTAGTAGAAGCACAAACAGCCGGGCTTACAGAAGCGGCAAACATTTTAGGTTTACCGCCTTACTTCTTAGGATCACCTAATTCAAGCCGTACTTATTCCAATGTCGTAGAAGAAAATTTACAATTGATTAAGTGGTCAATCCAGCCAATAGCCGAAAGAATAGAAGCGGCATTTTCTGATCTACTTGTCCGAGGTCAAACAGCCGGATTTAAATATGATTCATTATTAAAAACAGATACAGCAAGTAGATATAACGCTTATGCAACTGCCTTATCTAATGGCTTCTTATCTGTTGATGAAGTTAGAAATTATGAAAATCTTGATCCTATGGATTATGAAGAAGGGGATGAAGTAGAAGGCGTGGATGATTCATTACAAAGTGATGTAGTAGATACAGTAGAGGATGATAACTATGTCTGATGAAAAAATGGAAAATAGAAATTACTCAGTAAATTTAGAGTTGCGTGCTAATGGAGATGGCCGCACCATTTTTGGTATTGCCGTGCCTTACAACAAAGAACAGCGCATTACCAGCACCATGATTGAAGTATTTAGAAAAGGCGTGTTTGCAGAAGTTATTAAAGCACCGCACCGGGTCAAACTTCTTAGGGGTCATGGTGAAAACAATGTGCTAGGCCGTGCCACATTACTTAGGGAAACTGAAGAAGGCTTATATGCTGAATTTAAGATTTCAAAAACGCGTGAAGGTGATGAAGCGTTAGAGTTAGTCAAAGATGGTGCGTTAGATCAATTGTCAGTTGGATTTATGCCCATCAAGAATAAAAAACGCCCTGATGGGGTTATGGAAAGAATCAAAGCACATTTGGCTGAAGTATCACTTGTAACCTTTGGTGCTTATGGCGAACTGGCCAGCATTACAGGTATGCGTGATGGCCAACCACAAATGACACCTAGACTAGATGAAGCAAGGAAGATATTAGATGCCATACAGCGTAGTAAGTAACCACCCTGAGTGTGAAGGGTATGCAGTTGTAAAAACAGATACCAATGAACTAATGGGTTGCCATAAAATGCAATCCCAGGCTGAAGATCAAATGACCGCAATTAACATTTCAGAGTATGGTGAAAACCGATCTGAAAGCGTAGAGCAGGTAGAAGAAAAAACAAGATTTAACACTGCCCTACAAATACTAAAAGATTTAAAAAAAGAGATATAATTTTGTCAAGTCGTAGAACACCTAACCCTGGTATCCAGCGCGTTACACCTTCTCACTAAAACAACTAACTAACAGGAGAACCATGTCTAATACTTTTTTAACTTCTCTCCGTGAGAAGCGCGAATCAAAGACATCTCTAATTCAGGCAACTTTAGATCGTGCCGCAGAAGAAGCACGCGATCTATCCGAAGTTGAGTTGGCTAATGTAGAAGCCCTTAACCTAGAGGCCGCTAAAGTTGATGCGAATATTGAGCCAAAGAAAGAAGCACGCGCAGGTGGCTTTATAGTTACCAGTGAAGCACTTACTTACTCAGAGAGATCAAATAATGATTTCTTAACAGATGCTTTAAAAGCACAATTTAAAACTGATGGTGAAGCAAGTGCAAGAATCGCACGCCATCAACAGGAAATGGCAATTGAGAAGCGTGCAGTTGGTACATCCAATTTTGCAGGCCTTGTCGTGCCACAATACCTAGTTGATCTATACGCACCATTAGCACGCGCTGGCCGCCCATTCGCGGATGCCGCACGCAAGCATCAACTACCAACCCAGGGTATGTCAGTAGTTATCTCTAAGATCAATACTGGCACAACCACTGCATATCAAACATCTCAGAACACTGCCGCAGTATCACAAGATATTGCAGACAACACCCTAACTGTAAATGTAAATACAATTGCAGGTCAGCAATCAGTATCTAAGCAAGCATTACTACGCGGATACAACATTGAGGGAATTGTTTTAGGTGATTTGATCCGTGATTACCACACTAAGTTGGATAACTCACTTCTAAATGGATCAGGATCAAACGGACAACCATTAGGTCTGTTAAACATGACCACTGGAGTTCTAGTAACTTACACCGCTACAACCGGTACAGTTGCAGGTCTATATCCAAAGATTGCAGATGCAATTCAACAAATCCAAAGCAATATCTATGTAAATCCAAATGCAGTAATCATGCACCCACGCAGATTAGGTATGCTATTGGCTGGAGTAGATAGTCAGAACAGACCATTGATTGTGCCACAAGCGTACAATCCAATGAACGCAATGGGTACAGGTAATGGCACACCTACTTATGGTAACTCAGGTTACTCAATTCTAGGATTGCCAATTATTGTTGATGCCAACATTGCAACAAATCAAGGTGCAAGCACAAATCAAGACACAATCTTTGTGGTTGATTTAAATGAAACCCATCTATGGGAAGAAGCCGCCGCACCAACCTATGTTACATTTGAAGAACCAAGTGGCAAGGTTGCAATCAATATCGTTCTATTTGGTATGTCAGCATTTACCGCAGAGCGTTATCCAAAGGCCGTTGCACAAATTAACGGAACAGGTTTAGCGACACCAAGTTTCTAAACTAATAAGTTTCCAGGCCACCACCCTTCCGGTGGCCTGGATTCTAACTATGATCGGTATTTAATGAATGGAGTTTGTCTAATGTCCCAGGGCGATACAGGATTTGGATACCGATCATGGCTATAACAAATGGATATGCAACATTAACCCAAATTAAGGCATACATGTCTATATCAGATAATACTGATAATGACTTGCTAGAAGATTTGGTTGAATCAGCATCAAGGTCAATTGATCGGATTGCTAACAGAAGATTTTATTTAGATGCAACTGCATCAGCGCGGCTTTATCGCGCATACTCAGATATATTTGTTTATGTAGATGACATTGGTACTACATCAAGTTTAGTTGTACAAACCGATTCAAACGGCAATGGTACATACGCTAAAACTTTAACTTTAAATCAAGATTATATTTTAGACCCATTAACATCACCATCTTTAGGCCGGCCATATACTCAATTAACAATGGTATCTAATACTGAAACCTGGCCAATATTCCCAGGGCTAACACAAAATGGATTACGACCAGGTGTGCAAGTAACTGCAAGATGGGGCTGGCCGTCAGTGCCGGATGATATAAATATGGCCTGTTTGATTCTTACCGCCGATCTATACAAGCGTAAAGATGCGCCGGGCGGAATATTAGGACTAGGTGATTTGGGCGTTGTAAGAATGTCCCCAATCGGTAGAGATGTAACTGCAATGGTTAGAGCATACAAAAAAGAAGTGGTTGCATGAATCCCAGTACAGTTAGAGATAATCTAAAAACTGCACTACAAACAATTAGCGGTATGCGTGTATTTGATTATGTCCCTGATTCTACAAACATACCAACAAACAATGCGTTTGCAATAGTTGGCCAATTATCTATGAATTATGATTACACATTAAACCGGGGCTTTGATTCAGCATCATGTCAGATCATTGTTGTAGTTGGTAGAATGAGTGAAAGAAATGGGCAGGAAAGATTGGATGGGCTACTTGCTTCATCCGGTTCAACTTCAATTAAAGCCGCCGTTGAATGGAACAATAACATCCGCTAATATTGACTACCTAAGTTATCAATATTCAGTAGAGTTGATAGGTTAGTAACGAAAGGAAAAATATGGCCATATTTATGGGTAACAAAGTTGCCGTGATTGTTGGTACAACTACCATTACTGATCATGTCAGCACTGTAAGCCTAGCACGCGAAATTGATCAAGTAGAGATCACTGCAATGAATGACAATGTACAAAACATGATCGGTGGGATTGAACGCCCAACGCTTAATCTTGAACTGTACAATGATTTTGCATCAGCATCAGTGAACGCACTATTTGAAGATGCGCTAGGTACTAAACTGAATATCAAATTGATACCAGTATCAGGTACAGTAACCGCAACAAACCCAAGTTATACAATGTCATGCCTTATCTCATCATGGACACCTGTAAATGGTGCTGTTGATGCGGTAGCAAGCGTATCTGTATCACTGCCGGTAACTGCATTAACAAAATCAACAAGCGCGTAATAAGAAAAGGGTGGGACAATGCACAAATGCCGGTAAAACCGATCTAGCCTTTGGTGATGATTACATCAATCAGTACTCAGATATTGATTTGGTTTATGACTCAAAAAATGGATAGACCGGCACGGCTCAATTTATGAAGTCGCTTCCGTGTCGGTGGCAACAGGCATTAGCCCTAAAGATTTATTAGAGGTTGATCCAGCGATTTATTCAGCCATTAAAGCCATCTTGCAAGAACGGCATTACCAAAACAAGAAGGCAACAGTTAGGCGGAAGTAATGATTAAACCAAGATATGCAGAACTTCCTGGCCGAACTAGATCATTGGCATCAGTGCCTTCTGTATATGTTGAAAATTTAGATGAACTTCTTGCAAAAATGAAAAAGGTTGATCCTGATTTACAAAAAGAATTTAGGCGTGGATTGACTAAGGCTGTTAAGCCTGTTGCAAAATTAGCCCAAGATTTTGTACCACATCAACCATTCCCAGGATGGCGTGAGGTTGAGCCTAACTATCCACCACAATGGGGGTGGGCTAATGATCAAGCACACAGGGGCAGAACAATTGGCGAAAATAAAAGAAGCCGTTGGAAGTGGTCGCAAACAGAAGTTATTCGCGGCATAAGAGTAAGTACGGCTAAAAGCAAAGTACAAAGAATTAAAGGCGTTACATTTGGTGTAACTGCAATAGCAGTGATAAATAAATCTGTACCAGGTATAATTTATGAGTTGGCAGGTTTTGGATCATCACGCTCACGCAGTAGAACTAGGCGCATTAGTCGTAACCCAAATGCCAGTGAAGAATTTATTGGTAAATTACAGAGATCACCTAAAGCGCAAGAATACAAAGAAAAAAGATTGATTTATAGGGCATCAGAACAATTAGGTGGTCAAGTAAATGATAATCTATACGGCGTACTTAAAAAATATCTAGGCAAAGAATTTAGGGGTTAATCATGGCACTAAGTCAATATGTTGCGATTAACTTTTTAACTAAGTTTGATAAAAAAGGTTTAGAGCGTGCAACCAAAGAATTAAAAGGTTTTGACAAAGTAGTTGCGACAGGTTCATTTAGGTTAAGAGCCTTTGCCAAAGCCGGCGGTATTGCGGCGGCGGCAGGTATGGCTTTATTTGCTAAACGCTCAATTGATGCCGCTTTAGCCCAGGAAAGATTAGATAAACAATTACAGTTATCTTTAAGAAGCATTGGTCAAGAATTTGAGTTGCCTGGAGTTAGAAATTTTATAGCCGATTTACAAAGCGCAACCAATATTACAGAAGATCAATTAGTGCCAGCACTACGCCAATTGATTGCACAAACCGGAGATTTACAATCATCTCAGGTTTTATTAAGCAAAGCATTAGACATATCAGCCGGTTCGGGCGCAGATTTAGATAGTGTTTTAAATGCTATAAATAAAGCCGCTATTGGCAATTACACATCTATTGGAAAATTAGGCGTTGGATTTACGGCCGCAGAAGCCAAATCAATGGGCTTTGTAAAGTTAATGCAAAGTTTAGATAAATATACAGGCGCGGCCGAGGATCAAACTAAAACTTTTGCAGGTCAATTAAAATCATTTCAGATTAGTGCAGGGGAAGCCACTGAAACTTTAGGACAAGGATTTTTAACTGCCGCTTCAATTATTGCAACCGGCTCAGATGAGTTAGATGTTTTTGGGAAAAAGTTAGAAAAAGCGGCAACTACGGCTTCTGATTTAGCAGTGGGTTTGAGTTTAGAATTTGCAAAAGAAGGATTGGGTGCTTATTTAGATTTAGCACAAATTGGGTTAGAA